AGCTTGTTGATCGTCAGGCACGGTCGCGCGTTGATCGTCTGGCCCTGCACAGACCCGCGGGTCGCCAGCACGTCCGCCGGCCACTGCCACTGGTTGTCGGGCGACCCGGCCATGAAGCGCAGGTCGTCCAGTTCATCTTCACGGCTGTCCGAGTAGGCCGACAGCGCCATGGTGTAGCGCCGGCGCATAACAGACAAACGGTCCTTGTCGTCGCTGTCCGATACCTTGCCTGCGGCTTCTACATCGTTGGCGGCCATTACTTGCCTTTCTTAGCCGCTGCGCGCTTGGTTGCGTACGCGATGGCGACAGCCTGTTTTGCCGGTTTGCCGGCAGCAATTTCAGCCTTCACGTTCTTGCGAAAGGCGTCCTTGGAGGTGGACTTCACCAACGGCATGTCACTTGCCCTTCTTGGCTGGCTTGGCCGTCTTAGCAGACGCACGGAACGCCGCGGCGGTAGGGGCGCCTTTAGCGCCCGGCTTCCGCATCTTCTCGCCAGACCCGGCTGCGATGCGCTCCCGTTTGGCGTGGATGTTAGCGTATAGACCCGGTTTTGCCATTAGCACTTCCACCTTCTCATGCTGGCTTTCGCCCTGTCGGCGTTCTCCGACTTGGCTACCACACCCGCCATACGGGCGCAAAAGGATTTTTTACGCCCCTTGTCCGCCTCGGTCTTGGGGCTGGGGGCCGGAGGCTTTAGGTTGGAGCCTGTCTCACGATTGTACTTGGCCCGGCCCTTGGCGGTCAGCCCGGCGCCCTTGTTGGTCGGCAGCTTCTCGCCCCGCCCCACGGCCAATGATACGCTTTTCTTCGCCATCAGGCACCCATCCATGAGTTGAGGGCAGCGCCGGGAGCATACCCGCGCCGCGGGGCGCGGTCAACATATTCTCGATGGGCCACCGGGAACGCAAACGTCACCGCGATGGCGTCGGCCGCGTCGGGCGAGGCCAGCCCGCGCGACTTCATGTCCTTTTTGCTCTCTAGGAAAATCGTCCCTTTGCTGTCGGGCTTCATCATCGGCCCGGTCAGGTCGTTCTTGAGGTAGCGGTCCAGCGGTATGGATGCGTCCTTCAGCCAGGTCCGCATCTCGCCCCACATCTCGGCGCGCTTGTTGCCCCACATGATCGGGTTCTTCGACTTGTTCCCAAAGTTGACCCCCTTGATCTTGTACCGCTGCTCCTTCAGCCGGTCGACGATGCCGGCGCCCAAGCCCCCCTCGTCGATCACCACCAGCGCCGGCTTGTATGTCTCGATGGCGTCGATGACGTGCCCCACCACCGTCATGGTGTCGTCGCCCTTGTGGCGCTTGATCGCCACGATGTCGCGCCCCTGCCGAATGGCGATGACCGTGCTGTCGGACCCAAACCGTGCCGGGTCCACGCCGATGATGATGGGCGCCGACGGGTCTTTGTGCTGCGGCCGGCGCATGGCGTCGTCGACAGTGGAGGCCCCGATGAATTGGTCGTCGGACGCGTTGGGAAACTGACCGTACACCTCGACGTGGGCCTGGGTGCTGTCGGGGCCGTACTCGTCGATGATCTGCTGGTAGACCTGTTTGTCCGTATGCTCGACCGTGCGCGCGTCCACGATCTTGGTGTCCCAAAAGTCGCGCTTGGAGTGAAAGCACTCGTAGAAGTAGCCGCTGTTGCGCCGCGGGTTGCTAAACGCCAGCCAGAAGCGGTGCGGCGTGTTCTCCGTGAAGAAGCCCGCCGCGACCGACCAGATGCTGTCGTCGATACCGCTGGCCTCGTCGAACACCAGCATGACCCCGGCGAAGTTGTGGACCCCCGCGTAGGCGTCGGGGTTCTCCGCTGACCACAGCCGCCCCTCGACGCCCCAGTACCGGGTGCCCATCTTCAGGTCGCGCTCCACCAGTTCCGTCAGCCACTTGGCCGGCATCAGCCGCGTGGCGCTGACCTCGAACCAATGGCTGTTGAGCGCCATGCTGAGCCACTTGGTAATTTCCGCCCATGTGATCGACCGAAGCTGCGCCTCGGAGTTGGCCGACACGATGGTTGTGCTGCCGATCCGCGTGGTCAGCATCCAAATGACCAGCCAACTGACTAAGGCCGATTTGCCGATCCCGCGGCCGGATGACGTCGCCATCCTGAGCGTGTCGAAGTCGATCTTGCCATTGTTCTGTTTCACATGGTCGGCGATGCGTTGCAGCACCTCGCGCTGCCACCGGCGCGGGCCGTCGAAGTGTTCCAGCGGTGTGCCAGGCTGGCCCCACGGGAACACGAACAGCACGAACTTCAGCGGGTCGTCCTTAATGGCCGGCGTCCACAGCCGGCTCATCAGTTCCATTTCGTCGTCGGCGCTATACCGTGTGGTTTGCATTTTCTACCCTATCCGACGACAGCAACTCTTCATTCGGCACCGCCACACCCTCGATGACGCGCCGCTGGGCCTCTTGCAGTGCGGAGGTGATGGAGATGGTCTGGTTGACCTCGACCTGCACGGCTTGCTTGGCGACCCAGCCGTGGACGTGCTTCAACACATCCAGCGCCGCCTTGGCGTCGCCGGCGCGGGCGGCGTCATGCAGCACCTTGGACATCTCCATCTCGCCGTCGGCCCGGCCCTTCTCCGCGGCCAGCGCCGCCAGCGGGTCGAACTCGCACAGCGCGCGGTATTCGGTCGGCGTCATGCCGGAAGCTAAGGCCAACGCCTCACCACGCAATCCATTACGCGCGGCGTTATAGATGGCTTCGAGACGCGCCTCGGTAGCTTCCAGTTTGCGCGGCTCATAGGGGAGCGAAAAAACTGCCATAGATTTTGTATAGCATGGCTGGTTGGGTTTGCAAAAAATAAAAAATTGTTTGCGGACCCTCCGTGACCGGGACGGGGTCCCCGCCGGCCCCCCGCCCCCCTGCCCTCGGCGCGCGGCTGGATGGTCGGGGCCAGGCGTGAACATCTGAACAGCTATTCAGATGTCCAGATGTTTATATTAGCGCGGGCTAATATTAGCGTTTGGTCACATTGCATTGCAGCACAATCTGTTACGTTATAACGTAACATTCCGCCTGGTCGCGCGCCTAGGCAAGATAGGCATTCTAGGCAATGCGGAAAACATCGCGCCAGCACGACGGCGCGCCAGCTAGCTGCCAACATGATACGCAACGGATTGTGTTGCGTGACGCGCGGGCTATTTGCGCGGGCCGTTTGCGCGGGCTATTTGCGCGGGCCTAGGTCACCGCTAGGTCAAATAGGCAATCTAGGCAATGCGTTTTCCATCGCCCCCAAGTGAGATAGTACAACTATCCTATAGGTTATACTACTTTACATATGTTAATTAATATCTAAGTGGCAGTTGGTTAATATAATAATACCTAGAAAGCCTAGGAAAATTGAAAAAAGCTTTGTTCTCCAACTACATAGCCCCGCGTAGCAGGGTTGTCGCCTAGGCAACCTCAAACCGTACCTAAAAAGCCTATTTTTCCGGCTTTCGGTTAACGCAACATTACTCCCATATTACCAAAATGTCATGTAATAAATTCTAGGTTGCCTTATTCTTGCCATAATAGGTCTGTAAAAGATTCTGCATCGGCAAAACGGATTGCCTATTTTCGGAGGGATCATGTCACATAATCTATTGCACGACGCTGCAATCTGCGCTTTCTTTGTAGTGCTTTTGCTTTGGCTTCTAGTTTTTTGATCGGGGAGGATCACACCATGCAAACATGGCACCACGCACTAAAGCGCGCGATTGGCGAACAATGCACGCAATCATACCGTCAAGCCAATATCAAAAACGATGGCACAGCGCGGCGCAAACATGTGCCTTATCCTGTGCCAGAGTTAGCGCGCGCCATGGTCAACGCGCTTGACCGCGACGACGAATACGAAGCCAAACGCTTGCTGCTGATCTATCGGACCGGCGCGCTGTCTTTGGTCTAAGGCTGGTTTGGGCGATGGCAGCTTAGTGCTGCCATCTTCCAAGCCAATCGAGGCTTGAGTGAGAGGGAAACACGACATGATGCAAGCTATTGTGACCAAGTATCACGGCCCAACCAATTACAAAGGCTCGCGCATATCGGCGCGCGCGGATGCCGGCCGTGTGGTGCTGGCCTATGATTACGCACTGAACCCTGACGAAAACCACAAGGCAGCAGCGCAAGCGTTGGCGGCGCGGTATGGCTGGACGGAAGCCAATGGTTATCCTGCGCTTGCCGGCGGGGCACTGCCGGGCAATGCCGGCTATTGTTTCGTCATGCCGCGGGAGGCGTGAACCATGATACTTTTCAGTCTCATCGCGCCGGGCTTTGGCCCATATGCCGCGCAATTTTGGGCGAACAATGAGGCAGACGCGCGCCGACAATATGCGCGGTTTCTGGGGCTTTCGCGTTGCCCTAATAAAACCGCCTGCTGGGAGGCGTGAACCATGCCACAACACACGCCCGGCCCATGGGTTACTTGGAAAGGCGCCTATGGCGCGCTACACGTTGGCCCTGCCAAGCTTGACCATCCCGGCCGCGAGGCGGCGCAGTACGCGGCCGAGCGCGGCCGCGACCTGCTGGCGCAACGGGAAGCTGATGCCGCGCTGATCGCGGCCGCGCCAGACATGCTTGCGGCGCTGGAAGCCATCGCAGCGGAGACTACAGGATACGATACGGAAGACATGATCGCCACCATTCAGGGCATATGCCGCGCCATTATCACCAAGGCCAAAGGGGGCGCGGCATGACGCGCATATATCTAGTCTATTCCGACGACGAGGCCGGCGACGATATGAGCCTAGTCGTCGAAGCGCACAACCCCGCCGATGCGGTGCGCCTCTGGCGCAACGATTGGGATTTGACCACGGACAAGAAACCTGCCGCCGTGTTTGAGATGCCAGACCGGACAGGCCGCCCGGCGGTGCATCAATGGCCTAGCCTAGACCGAGGGAAGCGCAACCAATGGTAAAGAAAATTGGCCTATTCTGGTACATCGTGGGGGCGCCGGGCGGCGCCTTCTACGGCACCCCATGGCCAACCAAGGCCGACGCCGACGAGATACTGCGCGCGGTGCTGGCGCAGCATGAGAGGGCCGCGCCATGCTAACCCTAATCCTGCGGGCGCTTTGCCTGCTAATCGCAAGGAAAACCATCAGATGAAAGCCGACGAAAAGAAAGCCATTCAATATGCGCGTTGGCTGGCCGAGCGCGACAAGGTACCGCTACCTGAAGCCGTTTCAATCAGTATTGAATGGGCCGAGCCAATGATGCGGTCAGGCGTCAGGCTGGCGCGGATCAAGGCGGTGACGTTCGACGGCGACCACTACGCGGTAACGGTCAAACTGCCAGGCTGGAATTATGATCCAAGCCCTGTGGAAGGGCCGCCGGCCGGGGAGACATGAGGCAGATGCTCAACCCGGCCAGCGGTGCGTGGGCTTGTCGGGGAGGGAAAGCCACCCACGCACAAGAACACGTTACACCGCACCCGAGGGGGATGCAATGACAATTTTGGATTGGATACGCATGGCCATAGTGGGCCTGCTGCTGGGCGGGGGCATAGTGGCCCTGCTGGCCTATTGGATTGAAACCGCAACGAGGGAACTAGACGATGATCAAAACTAGCCCGCCAGCGTTTAAATCGCTGCGCGTCATCATGGCGAGCATCCAAACCCATGAGGAACTACTGAAGCAGGCATGGGAGGGGTCCGAAGAGTATTGGCGCATCCAGCGCGCCTTGGCGCTGCTGGGCCAGCAGCTAGACGAGGCCGAAAAGCTGTGGCGGGCGCACCATGCCAAAGCCTGACAACCGCTTGCCGCAAGGCATCGCTGCCGCCCATGTCGATTTCATCGCCCACGAACGGCGCAAGGGCACGACATGGGAGGCGATTAGCCGCACCGTGGGCGTGTCGGCTAAGACGCTGTCGACGTGGTGGGCCAAGCGCGGGGCATACAGCCCCTACCACAAAAGCCCCACGCGAGAGCGCGAGGCCAAGGGCTACACGCCGCGCAAGTGCCTGCGCTGTCAAATAATGTTTGACAGTAGTGGGCCGGGTAATAGATTATGCAGCCGCTGCCGCACGGCAGACTAGGAGGGAAGAGGGAAAATGAATAAGTCGGAGATACTAAAGCTGGCGCTGGACAAGGCGACCAGCCCACAGGAAGCCA